TGTTCTCAGATGTGGTGTCCAGATTGCCACACAGCCTTTGATTGGCGCACTGGTCAGATTGAGACGGGTCGCATTCACAACCCCCATTATATGGAGTTTAAGAGGGGTCGGATCTCATCAAGAGAACACGCAGACATACCATGCGGTGGTGTACCATCTTTTAGAGAGCTGCGACAAATAAACGCACCCGATGACGTCATGCGTTTTGCGATGGTACTTTACCAACTTGACAGAGATCTCATATACAGATACGGTGATATGTACGATGGGGATAATCAATATCTTCGTGTTGCCTACATGTTGAATGAACTAGAAGAAGATAAGTTTAAGAAGGAACTCCAAAGACGAGACAAACAACGGGAGAAATACAGGGACATTAACAATATATTTAGAATGGTCATAGATACAGGAGGGGATCTCCTAAGACAGTATGTACTTGAACCCGATAGAGTTGATGAAATCATAGATATAGGATTAAAACTTGTAGATTATGCGAATGATGTCATGAAGACCATTCGGACAAGATACAATTGTCTGGTTCCCTACAATATTAATCTTTTCTAAAAGTAAGATGCTACGATTTGTACTCCTCGCCATTTTAGCGATTGCCCTTATATACGAGAAGGTAAATATTACAGACGAAGTCGCGGGTTCTAAGAATTTCCATCTCAGTGGTGGTACCTCAAAGCAGATGTATCTCCTTATGCATAGAAACGGAATGAAACAAGAAGATCTCAAAAAGTTCGTGCAATTGGAGGATCGTTTTCTTCAAATTGAACGAAATTCGGTGTGTTCAGGAATATCTTATATTGTCGAAGCGACAACTCTTTCGAACTTAATAAAGGACCTTTTTCCAAGCTACAATTTTGCGTATCACACAATTCATCTCAAGCAGGTGGCTGAACCAACTAAATCTGTGAACTCACGAGTAACATGTTCATGAGATTCCAAACAAGCATTTTATGCTTTGGACTCTCAATCTTAATGTAATTCTTAATGATATACATGATGAGTCCGTTATCATCTGACTCATGATTTTCTAGTAAGTATTTCACAGGATCTGGAGCTGTTGCGAAATCGTCATTGATTTTATATTGAAGTTCAAGTTCGCACATTAGCTTTTCACTCCGCCTTCCTTTACGAATGTAATCAGCGATTATATAAATTAATCCATCTAAAAACTCTTCGATGGCCATATCAATCCAAGAGTTTTGAGGTGTTCCCCATTCCGTCGTGTCGGAATCAACAATCACACCATGACCATATCGCTTCTTTCCGATCTCAAGTCGTTTGGTGATTTGTTCTGTGATTGATTCCATGTCTAGTTACGATTAGTTCTTTTTCCTTAAGTTTATCCAAGTCTTTTTATAATTTACAAGTTGTTTCATGGTTGGACCACGAGTCATAATATAGTTCGTCGCGGCATTTCTATATTGTGGGATCAAGTTCCGTGGTACACCGTTCACATTCAATTGATTCATGATAATCTTCTTTTCCAAGTTGCGACCTCTCTCCACTTTCCATTGGTTTACGACTCGTTTTTTAAGGCTGTCCACATCCCGTTTAAATGGAATACCTGTTTTATTCCCATTCTTCAATTTATTGAGTTCGGTTTTCATCATCCTCACATCATTATTGAGAGAAGGCATGACATTCTTGTAACGGGACATCCACCGCTTACCATAAAGCTTCAAGATGTCTTTACGAATTGTGTTTTCATTGAGACCTCTCCTTTTCATGACCTCTTCTCGTTTTGTATTCTTCTTTTTCTGTGTGACTTCTTTTCTTGTGGGTTTTGGTGGTGGTTTTGGTTTGGGTGCCGCCAATACATTGCGCGCCTTTTCAATCTTTTTACAGAGAGATTCTTTGGTTTCCTTCTCATCCAATTTGATATTGAGAATACCCGCTACACGAAGAAGTTCCGTTTTGCTATAACCCGTACAAGTCGCCCTACCAACTCTAAATGTATTACCTGAACCCGAAAGTGTTACATTCTTTTTCTTATTGGTATTTCTGAAAGTGGCGGTTTTCACATTTGAGATCTTCTTAATCTTTTCACAGATTTCTCCCTTCTTAGTTGACATTGTGATCCCAACGACACCCATCTTCTTCGCGAGATCCACGAGTTCTGTTTTTGAGAGACGCATACATTGTTTACTATCAATTCTGAGAGCAGCCTTTTGATTCTTACTCAAAACAGTGGTACGAGTCTTTTTTGTTGGTGTCGTCTTACCCTTTACGAGCTTCTTTGGAACTGCCGCTGTGAGTACGATATCCCCCCTTTCATACATCATCTTGACGAGTTCAGCACCATCGGTGTAAGAAACAAGCATTTCAGCGGGTGTTGGCGCACCCGATATTTGAACATTCCCACTCTTTGCGATAATGTATTTGTGACCTTTGTATGTGGCATACATGAATGGAGAAATATCTGGTTCATAACTCACATAGCTGACACCATACTTTGTCATCATGTTTCGTGTGAGTGTACCCATGTCCTTGAAAATGCCATTGACTCTGAATTGCCCACTGAGATTGTTGTATTCAAATGGTGTGTAAAGGAACGCTTCACGCTCGCTATAAGTATTTACCATAAAACGACGAATGAGTTCTGGTTGGTTTGAGATATTTGTTCCTATAAATCCACCCGAAAAGCGAATCTTACCATTTTTGTAAAAGTTTACAGTTGCACCTTTGGATTCCGTTCCATCCGATACAACAACTTTAATCTGAACTGTAAAGAAGTTTTTATTGATATCACCCTTCTTTCCATACTCCTTCGTGTGTGAGAACCCTGTCTCAAATCTCCCATAAACACCGTTAATCTCTTTTGTGTCTATATAAAGACCCTCGCCAATAGGAGTTTTTGGGAGTGGTGTTTTGAGAAGGATTTTTTTGAGATTGATGCGTGTCTCTGAAGTGAACTTCTTATTTACGGTTGCATTAAACATACCTGGATTTAATTTGCTAACACTAAATGTAAGATTGACTGGTTTGGGTGGTGATGGTTGTCCAACCATTGCGATAATGTTATCGATATTGTCATTGTTGTTTGAATCGCTGACATCTAAAAACTGTGCAAATTCACCATAATTGGTATTGTTAATTATATTTTTTTCCAAACGTGGTGGAAAAGCCATCTCAGCTTCAATTTCCCGAACCAATGCATTATTTGACGCGGTTGTAGAGACAGAGCTTGGGCTGTTCGTGGGACGTACCTCTATCCCCGACTGCCTCACAAAGTCTCTGGGTGACTGGCTCATATTACTATTGCGTGGTATTTTTTTTTAGTAATCATCGGTGAAGCCCAGACTTTCTTCAACTACATCAAGTCCATAGACGACGGGCTGTCTGGGGTATACCCGACCCTTGTAGTTGACGACTTCTTCTCTCACTTCAATGTCACGGGAACTGAACGGACCCGCATAGAAGTCTTGATTGAACTTGGGCTTGCCAAGGTTGTTCGCTTGACAGTGTTGGTTGAAAACCTGGATGAAGAGCTTCTGAGGTACAAACGCGTCTTTCCCGAAGACGATGTTTGTAGATTCCAGGAAGTTGTGGAGAGTACTCGCAACCATAGCGACCTGCTTCTGGATTTTCTTGAAATAGTCGGGAACTACGTTCCAGATATCTTTGTCCCTATATTTGTTTGAGTAATCAAGGTACGCCTTGATACACTTGAGTAAAATGATTGGTAACTCACGATTCAACTTCTCGTCAAGTTGTGGATCGGCATCCCTCACTTGTTTGGAAAAGTTCCATGGAAGAATACGGCGAAGAACGGAGCCTGAGTTATCTTTCCAATTGGGAACTTCATTCCCACCCAGAACACCTGGAACAGTCCACTCGATGGAGACCGCAGTTTTGTTTTTGACGGCAACAGAGACATCCTCCCCTGAAACCATAGACTGGAACTCCGCCTGTTCGAGAGCGAGGTCTCCCTTCACTTCTGGTGCGATGAACATGAAGGAATCCTTGATCGCCGAGAGACCGAACTTCTTCTCGATGTTGTTTGAAAGGGTGCCAACGTCTTCGTTTTCATAAAACTTCTTGAAAACTTTGGTAATGAGGGTAGACTTCCCGGACCGAGCGATCCCCTTAAAAAATGGAATGATCTGCCACCCATCTAACTCCCCAATATCAAAACACAAACGCCCACCCATCACATACGCCCAGTTACACACCTCATCTTCGAACTGCTGGTACTTGAGGATTGAATCGAACCAGGGGGTTGGAATATCTTGCCATCTCTCTACGTGTGAGAAGTCATCAAACTGTTGATCAAAATACTTACACGCGATGATTGTTGGGTCAAGGCAACGAAATTCGCGACTGTCATATGGGTAAAAGCAGCAATCATAGACGCCACGATCTGGAATCCACTCCTTACCTACAAACACACCATTTTTGAA